ACTGGTGAAAACTCAGGTACGTGGGGTACAATTACAAACACAAACTTATTAATTCTTGAGCAAGCATCAGCTGGTTATGAAGCAGTAACACTTAATGCTACAACAGGAGCAACTTTAGTTGCAACAAATGGTGCTGTTTCAAACGCTAAAAATATTGCGTTAGAATTAACAGGAACAATTACAGGAGCAGTAGATGTTATTGTTCCAGTAACAGAAAAATATTACATTATTAAAAACTCAACATCTGGAGCTCACGCAGTAACAGTTAAAGTATCAGGTCAAACTGGTGTAACTTGGGCTGCTGCTGATAAAGGAACTAAAGTTCTTTATGGTAACGGAACAGATATGGTTAACTCTAATTTAGAGAAATTATCATCTGACTACGCTCCTCAACTTTCAGCTAACTTAGACGCAAATGGTCAAAACATTTTAATCGATGGTGCTAATTTTATCGGAGATGAAAATGGTAATGAACAAATTATATTTGCAACTACAGGATCAGCTGTAAATGAATTTTCAGTAACTAACGCTGCAGCAGGAAATGCTCCAGCATTAGCAGCTACTGGTGGTGACACAAACATTGATATGACTTTGACTCCAAAAGGAATTGGTAGAGTTGTATTAAATGGTGGTGGTAAAATCCAACAGCTTGCAGAAAAAGTTACAACATCTGCAACAGCAGCCACTGGAACAATTAACTACGATGTTATTACACAAGCAGTTTTAAATTACACAACTGATGCAGCAGCAAACTTCACAGTAAACTTAAGAGGAGATGGATCTAATTCATTAAACTCTATTATGGATACAGGTGAATCTATTACTGTAGCATTCATTGTTAAAAATGGTGCTTCACCATATTACAATAATGCTTTTCAAATTGATGGATCTTCTGTAACTCCAGAATGGCAAGGTGGATCAGCACCTTCAGCTGGAAATGCTAACTCATTAGATGTTTATACATACACAGCGATTAAGACTGGTGATGCTACGTTCACAGCGTTAGCAGCTCAGACTCAATTCGCTTAATAGGAGGATAGAAGAAAGATGCCAATATTAGGATCATTTGGAGCAGCAGCAAAAGGCGGCTTTGGCCGAGGCGGAAAAGTTATTGAATATCCTTACGATGCAGAAATGTTAATCATTGCTGGCGGAGGAGAAGGCGGCAATTATAGAGGTGGAGGTGGCGGAGCAGGAGGCTTTCGAACTTCTACGCAGACAATCTCTGAATCATTTGATATTACTGTTACTGTCGGATCTGGTGGATCTGGTGGTGCTACAATAGGAACATCTGGTGGGTCTTCTGCAATAAGTGGACCAAACTTAACTACAATTACATCTGCCGGAGGCGGCGGAGGCTCTACGGCCGCTACACCTGGACAATCTGGTGGTTCTGGTAGTGGCGCTGGAGGAAATAATACACCTCAATCAGGAGGAGCTGGTAATACTCCAAGCACAACTCCATCTCAAGGAAACCCTGGAGGTGGAAATAATAATTCAAGTTACTCTGGTGGTGGCGGAGGAGGCATTGGCGGTACTGGAGGAAATGCTGGAGGCCCTGGAGGATCTGGAGGAGCTGGTACTGCAAATTCAATAACTGGTGCATCTGTAACATACGCTGGAGGCGGCGGAGGCGGAGGCGCTGAAATCGGAAACGCTGGAGGCCCTGGAGGATCAGGTGGTGGCGGAGCTGGCGGAGGTCCTGGCCAACCTAATACTCCTGGAACCGATGGTTTAGGTGGCGGTGGCGGAGGAGCCCAAAATGGCGGTGGCGACGGTGGAGACGGAGTCGTTATTATAAAATTACCTACAGAAAAATATAGTGGAAAAAAAACAGGTTCACCAACAGTAACTGAGTCTGGTTCAGATACTATAATGACATTTAATGGAGCAGGGACATATACAACATAATGGCTTATTTTTCTAAATTAGATTCTAACAATAAAGTAATTGATTCAATAAAAGTTGAAGACGATGTAGTAACTCAAGATGGCTCTCTTAATGAAGAAAAAGGTCAGGCTTTTTTAAGAAAAATTTTTAATGAACCCGATGCTGTTTGGAAAAGATCAGTAAAAGGAATGTGTCTAGGAGCTCATAAACATGGTGGTGAAATTTTTAGAAAAAATTATGGAGGAATAGGTAGTACCTATGATGCAGCTCGAGATGCTTTTATACCTCCTAAAACTTTAAACCCTGATGGAACTGAATCTACTACAGTAGTTTTTAATGAAGACACATGCGGTTGGGATTACCCTGTTTCAAGACCTACAGAACCTGCAAACTCTGTTTGGGAGTATGGAGATATAGGCGGCTGGCAAAGAATTGATGAAGTCTCTGAAGGTAAAACATGGCAATACAACTCTACTGATGGTTGGGTAGAAGTAGATATTTAACAATTATTTAAAATTTTTCCCTGATATCCAAGCAACTAAAGAATTTCTTTCACCTTTTGAAACTGGTGTAACTTCGTGCAATACATAACTTGGAAACATAACTAAAGTACCTTGTTCTTTAGACATTGGTAAAGGTTTATCTTCAAAATATAAATTTAAATCACCTCCTTTATATTTTTTAGGTTCGGTTAATTGGACAGATAAAGATAACTTTCTTATTTTTGTATTGGTGCCTTTATCAACATGTTTTCCATAATATGATCCGACAGCTTTATAATTAGTAAATTGTAATCCCTCTAAAAAACCCTCTACATCAAATTTAAAAAATTGATCATTTAAACTTTGTGATATGTCAGTGAGTCTTTTAAAAATCCAATCTGTTTTTTCATCTGGTTGAATCCAATTAATTTTACTTTTTCTATACTTTTTTGTTTTTGCAGGATTAGCAACTTGTCCTGTGATTAAATTTTTTTTACCTAATTCGATAATTAAATCGCATTCTTCTTTTGAAAAAGCGCTCTTCCAATAAGCCCATTCATGAACGTGATCTAATTTAAATGGCCAATTACTACTCATTAAAAATAATTAAAGTTTATGTTAAATCTTGCTTTTGCATTTGTACAAGTTGAACTAGCATGAGGTTTATTTGCATCAAATAATAATAATCTATTTTCAATAGAATCAATTTTTTTTCCATTATTTAATGAAGTAAAACCATCACACGTATTTAATGAAAATATTGCTCCTTGGTGTTCGAAGTCATAATCAATGTGTTTTTTGTTAATTCTTATTTTTTCTGTAGAAGGATAACAGTTGCATTTAATTCTTATCAAAGATTTTATTTTTAATTTATTAAAAAATATTTTTTTAATGAAAGGATAAATGGAGCTATTACTTGTATCTTCGTAAATAAGATGAGTAAAATAACTTGTAGAATCATTTTTAGCATGATTTCCATTTATTAAATCTTGAAAATACCAAGAAAACTCTTTGTTAATGATAGAGTTTTTTAATGTAATAAAATCTTCTTTATGAAGAAAATTATCTATTATTTTATATTTTAATTTCATTCTCTCTTGCTTTTTAAACTATACACTATTATAGTATATTACATATAAAGATGCAAGAGACATTTATAGAAAGCTATCAAATAGACACAGAAGTTTGTAAAGAACTTATAAAATATCATAAGAAAAATAAGGAGTATAAACGACCTGGAGTTGCTTATGATACAGATGTAAAAAACACTGCAGTAAATACAGATATTAAAGAGTCAATTGATGTTACTTTTTTTAATATGTCTAGTAATAAAACTATAAAAAAATATTTTTCAGAGTTGAGTAAATGCGTACGTCAATATGTTAGTAAATATAAATTAGGAAGATATCATACCTATGATTCAAATTTAATACAACACTATCCACCAGGGGGTGGTTTTAAAGTTTGGCACTGTGAAAGATATGTTGGATATGTGCCAGGTCAATTCATAGCTCAAAGAGGACTCGTTTATATGACGTATTTAAATGATGTTACTGATAAGGGAGAAACTGAATTTTATTATCAAAAAGTTAAAGTTAAACCTAAAATAGGTAAAACTTTAATATGGCCAACTGATTTTACTCATTTACACCGAGGTATTCCATCACCTACTCAAGAAAAATATATTGTAACAGGTTGGTTCATATTAGTTTAATATGATGTTATTACATAATATTCCTATCATACATAATTCTATTTTTTTATATCAATTAGATATAAGAAAAAATTATAATAAAATATTTGAAAAACAAAAAATAAAACAAGAAGCAAATGGTTTTTTAACTTATTCAAGCACTGAATATAATATTTTAAATGAATTTAAAGATTTAAAAAAAGAATGTGAAAAATCAGTAGGTTCATTAATCACTGATAAATTATCTTTTAAAGATAATAACTTTAAAATTTTTAATAGTTGGATTACTAAAACAAAACCTAAAGGTTATTCTGAACCACATACACATTCAAACTCTTGGATTAGTGGTGTATACTATCCTAAGTTCTCTGAAGATTTTAAAATTAGATTTTATAATGATTTTTTAAATCCCTTTCATACAAAAGTAAAAAATTATAACATCTATAATTCTAAATATTGGGATATAACTCCAATGTCAAATTGTCTTGTATTATTCTTTAGTAATATGAGACATAATATTTTACCCAATAATTCAAAAGAAGATAGATACTCTTTGGCTTTTAACGTTTTACCCAATGGTTCTTTTGGTACTGAAGATTCTTTTTTAAAATTAAATATAAAATAATGAACGTATTAAATTTAAGAGCTATTCCTATAGCAATTTCAAAACTAGACTATTCTTTAAATAAAAAACAAAAAGAATTTATAATGAAACAAAATTATCAAGAAGGAAAAAATGTAAAAGTTTCTAAGAGTAATTATATCTTTAATAATAAAATATTTAAAAATATTAAAAATCTTTTTGATAAAAAAGTAGATCAGTATTTAAAAGAAGTTTTACAAATTAAAAATGAAGTCTATGTTACTCAAAGTTGGACAACCATTAATGATAACACTGTTCATCATTCTCATAGTCACAAAGGAGCTTTTTTAAGTATTGTTTTTTATCCAGAAAGCAAAGGAAAAAATACTATTTATTTTGAATTAAATAAAAGCAGTATTCAAGAAGCATTTGATTTTTCATATAATCCAATTCAATATAATATATATAATAGTGAAACTTGGCATCTTCCTACAAATGAAAAAGATTTATTTATATTCCCTGGTTGGATAAGACATCATTCAGTAAATGAAGGGAGCAAAATTATGGTAGGAGCAAATTACTTTTTAAAAGGTAATTTAGGAGAAAAAAATAGAAAAGATTTTCTCTATTTAAAATAATAGGTATTTAAATTGGACTCAATTGTAAAAAGATTTTCTGAGCATTTAGAGTCTATAGAGTATCCTAAAAGTAAAACATCTTGGAATATTGCAGGTATTATAAAAGGTCAAAATGCCTTTTACAGATTTGATATTAGAGAAATGATAAAACTGTCAGATGGCACACCTGCTCAAAAATTTAAAACAAATATTAAAGCTGATAAAATGGTATTAGAAATAGGTAATAAGTGGATTATTCTAGATTTAGAAGAACTACATAATTACTTAAAAAAGAATAGGTTAAAAAAGGTCTACGTAAATGATTTGATACCTAAGCTAGAATGGACTATATTTTTGCCTAAAAACTAGTATAATAGATCCCATGGCATTAAAAGAAGTAAAATTTCAAGCAGGTATTGATAAACAAAGCACGCCTTCAGCCGCTGCAGGTAAATGGGTTGATAGTGATTTTGTTAGATTTAGATATGGAGTGCCTGAAAAAATAGGTGGTTGGGATCAATTAACCACTGCTAATAATACTCTTCCTGGTGTAGCTAGGGCTCAACATACATTTACTAGTTTAAATGGTACAAAATTTTCGGCTATTGGAACAAGCTCAGGTTTATTTATTTTTAGTGGTGAAAGATTTTATGATATTACCCCTTTAGCTGGATCTCCAGTTTCAGGAGGAACCTTTACTACTTCTGCAGCAGCTGGTTCTACAGTAACGATAAATTCTACAGGTCACAGTATTCTAGTTGGAGATTACGTGGTATTTACTTCTGTATCTGTGGCTGGATCTACAACACTTACAGCACCTGATTTTCAAACCTACGCTTTTGAAGTATTAACCGTCCCTAACGCAAACTCATTTACTATAAGTTTATTGAACCCTGCTGCAGGTGTAACGACAGCGGAAGGTAATTCCGGAATGACGGCTCAAGGATCATTTAACTATCAAAGGTACATAAGACCAGGACCCACTTTTCAAACTTTAGGTTTTGGTTGGAGCACTTATCAATGGGGTAAAGAAGCTTGGGGCACAGCAAGATCAACTTCAAACGTAACGTTAGACCCAGCTAACTGGTCTTTAGATCATGCTGGTAATACCTTGATTGCAACATTAAGAAATGGAAATACTTTTCAATGGGATTCTTCTGGAGCTTTAGCAACTAGAGCTACTGTAATTGCAGGGGTAGGCAGTGAAGTTAATATGGTTTCAACGTTATCTTTATTCTCAGACAGAGATAGACATTTATTTCAGTTTGGTGCTTTAACGGATATGACTGATGCAACGACACAAGACCCTATGTTTATTAGATTTACGAATCAAGAAACATTAAACGTATACACACCAACAGCAACAAACACTGCTGGTACATTTAGATTAGATACGGGAAACAGAATTACTGCTGCTGTTCAAGGTAAAGACTATGTTTTAATTTTAACAGATCAAGCTGCTTATGTAGCTCAATTTGTAGGACCACCATTTACATTTAGTATTAGACAAGTGGGGACTAACTGCGGATGTTTAGGACAACACGCTGTTGTTTTTGCTCAAGGTGCTGTTTACTGGATGGGTCAAGCAGGTGGGTTTTTTGCATTTGATGGAACAGTAAAACAAATACCTTGTTTAGTAGAAGACTTTGTATTTACTACAGGTGATGGTAATCCAGGTCTTAATTTTGATGCTAATGAAATTATCTATGCAGGTCACAATAGTTTGTACACAGAAGTAAATTGGTTTTATCCATCAAAAAATTCACTACAAGTTGATAGATGTGTGACTTATAATTATGCAGAAAATAGCTGGAATACAAGTACATTAGATAGAACCACTTATGTAGACGCAGCTGTTTTTGAAAGACCTTATGCTACTGATTATATTCCAAACGGATCTACAGATTCTAATAGTCCTTCGGATACCCCTTTCTTTCCAATATCAGGAATTACTAACAGAGATGGGGCCACAGTTTTATATGAACATGAAAAAGGTGTAGATCAAGTTAACAGCACGGGTACATCTGCTATTCAAGGGTTTATAAGATCTGGAGATTTTGACATTGCTGATGGTGAATTTTTTGCTTCAGTAAGCAGGTTTATTCCTGACTATAAAGAGATTGTGGGTAATAACCAAGTTACTTTATTTATATCAGACTATCCATCTGACACTCAGACTAGTTCACCTTTAGGACCCTTTACAGTTACCTCAACCACTGATAAGATAGATACTAGAGCAAGAGGAAGATTAGTAAGTGTGAAATTTGAAAACACGGCAGTAGGAGAGTCTTGGAGATATGGTTCTCTTAGATTGGATACAAGACCAGATGGTAGAAGATAATGGCTAAAATAATTAATTATATACCAGAACCGGCGCCAACGTATGATCCATCTAATCAACGTCAAATTTTAGAAGCATTAGATACTTTAAAACAACAACTTAATTTTTCTTTTCAACAAGATTTAAAAGAAGAACAAGATATTTATAATTATTTTTTATCATAATGGCAGTATTATATAAAAGCGCAGTAATTGATTTAACCACTACAAATTTAACAACAGTGTTAACTATTAACACTAGTGCCTATGCTATTGTTAAAACTGTTCAAGCCAGTCATGAAGCGGCATCTAACGTTGATGTAGATCTTTATTTAAAAAAATCTGGTGGTAGTGATACTGAAATAAGTCATGCACAGCTTAATAAAGATTTTAAAAATATGCTTTCTAATACCTTGAATTTAGAAGCGGGCGATGTTATAAAGATGCAAGCAGACACTGCAGACACTATAACGGGATTTGTAAGTTATGCTCTAGTAAATAGAGAAGATCAGAATGGATGATATAACAAAGATTAAGTGTATAACTAAATATACTTATCGTAATAAAAAGACAGGAGAAATCTACAAAGAGAAAGTAGAAGGTCCTGACATTGTGGTTGATTGTGAAGTTACAGTTGACCCTAAGAATTTAGACTTATTTCAGAAAGTAATGAATAATGATAATAAATCCAACACCTAAAGGTGGAACGGAATTACAACTAGAATATCTAACCCAATACGTAGATCTTCAACTATTAAGTAAGGTACAAATTACAACATCTGTTCCAGAAAAAATTCCATTATCAAAAGATAAAATAAATATTCTTTGGCAGAAAAATTCTTGGGATCAACCTAATATTTATCCCTGGTTTAAAGATAAAAAGAATCACACTAAATACGATTGGTATGTATTTAATTCACATTGGAACTTTGAAAATTTCACTAAAAAATTTGGTTTAGATAGAGGCAAGTGTATGATTATTAAGAACGGTATAAGTAAAATAGAACCTGCTCCTGTTTACGAAAAAGATAAACCTATAAAAATTATACATCAAATAACCCCTTGGAGAGGGTTAAATGTATTGCTTGGGGCTATGCAATTAGTAAATCATCCCTTAATTACTTTAGATGTTTATTCATCTACAGAGATTTATGGCAAAGCTTTTTATGAACAGAATGATAAAGAATATAAAGGTTTATACGAACAAGCTAAACAATTAAAAAATGTAAACTATATAGGTTATAAACCTAATACTTACATTAAAGAACATTTAAAAGATTATCATATGTTTGTTTACCCGAGTATCTGGGAAGAGACATCTTGTATTTCAGCTATAGAATCTATGGCAGCAGGACTTTATACAATTGTGACAAACTTAGGGGCTTTAGCGGAAACATGTTCTGAGTTTGGTATTTACGTACCTTACGACAATAATCATAGAAGGCTGGCTTTTAAATTTGCACAAGCTATTAAACAAGGGGCAGAAGCGATTACTCATAAACCTATTCAAGATCATTTAAAAAGACAGAGTGATTTTTACAATCTGTATTATAGTTGGCCTAAACAAGCTGCAACTTGGACACAATTTTTAACTGGAATAACAAGTGATGCAAGAAAAATCTAATGAACCTATTTGGTTTGATAAGGAACCTGTGCAAACAATAGATCTAACAGAACAATTAAAAGGACATACATTACCACCTCAATCTAAGTATAGAATTATGGTGGCTACACCTGTACACAGTGAAGTAGGTATTCATTATGTTAGAGCCTTACTTAAATTTCAAATGGCATGTATGACTAAGAATATACTAGTTAGTTTTCATCTTATTAAATCGTCTTTAGTCCAACAGGGTAGAAACATATGTGCTGCTGATTTTGTTTCTGATAAAGAGAACTACACCCATATGTTATTTATAGACTCAGACGTAGATTTTGAAACAAAAACAATATTTAAGATGTTAGAAAAGGATAGAGATATTATAGCTGCTCCTTATCCTATGAAGTTTATTAATCAAGGATCTGTTTATAGAAGAATGAAAGATGAAGATTTTAAGAATGATAAAGATTTTTTAAAATATGGTTATACATTTCCTATCAAAGTACCAGATGTTTCAGCTATTGAAGTAACCGATGGAGAAACAGAGGTTACTCATGCACCAACGGGCTGCATGCTTATTAAAAGAGGTGTTATTGAAAAGATGATTAAAGCTTATCCAGATCTTGAAATAGTACAAGATACTTATTTAAATGGTGAAAAAGTTAGAAGACCTAATTTTTATAACTTCTTTGATTGTGTACACGATCCTAAAACAAAACACTTCTACGGAGAAGACTTTGGTTTCTGTAAAAGATGGACTGAAATAGGGGGTAAAATATACCTTTATATTGATGATGAATTAGGCCATACTGGTGAATATAGGTACGCTGGTAGGTTCATGGATGACCTTGTAGCTACAAGTAAAGTCGTTGACGAAGACGAAAAAATCAAATAAAGTGCTAAATTACAGGATTTCTACGCCTGCCTTTACTAACAATTATTTATAAATTATGGCAATAACAAGAACACAAATAGCTAGACAATTACAAAACAGAGGTGGCATTACTAATATGTCAGTAAGACAACACTACGGATTAGGTAGTATTGTAAAGAAAGCTGTTAAAGGTGTATCTAAAGCTGCTAAAAACATAGTTAGTTCAGATCTAGGAAAAGCAGCATTATTAGCAGGTGGAGCGTATTATGCGGGTGGCGGTAATTTATTTGGATTACAGAGAGCTGGTTTATCTACTCCAGGGTTTTCTCTTAGTAATTTACCAGGAGCTGGATTTTTTACAGCAGCTGGTAACCCTGCTCAACAGGCAGCCCAAGGAAGTAAATTTAGTCAGTTGTTAAATAAGTTCCCTGGTGGTGGAAAAGGACTAGCAGGAGCTATAGGTCTTACAGGATTCTTATCTAGTCAAGGTTTGGAAGAAGAACAAATAGAAGCAATTAAACAAGACCCTGAAGCATTAAAAGTTTATTTAAGACAATACTATAAAAACATGAATCCAAATGCGGAAGAAACAGAAGTAGAAGATTTTGTTACAACACAAACTTCTGAATATAGCTCACCGTTCGCTAAAGGTGGTAGAGTAAACAGACGTCTAGGATCACCAGAAGAAGGTGAAGGTATTATGATGATTGAACAAAGAGAAGAGATAGCCGGTGGACCATACACAACAGGTAATGATGTTAAAGATGCATTTGGTGTTTGGAACAATAGTGATCAAGGTGTTAAAGAATTATACGAAGGCTTTATAGACTTTTTCAAAAGCGGCGATTGGAGAGATCAAATACAAGGAAGTAAAATTAAAACAAAAACAAAAAGAATGGCATCTGCACCAGATCCATTAGCTGAATTAAACAATTTATCTATAAGTGTATTTAACAAACCTTATAATAGTTTAAATGAGATAGAGATGGAGCAACTAACTGAATTTATGAGTAATAAAAAAGCAGAAGGTGGTCCAATAAATAATATAGATAGAATGGATTTTAAAGTAGGAGAAGATGTAGCTAGTTTACCTATCAGACAAAACAAAGCTGGTGTTAAAGAATTAGATTTAAGAAGCAGAGGTGGTTTTATACCGCCAATTGGAACTAAAGAAAAAGCAGACGATGTTCCTGCAATGTTATCTAACAACGAGTTTGTATTTACAGCTGATGCTGTAAGAGCAGCTGGTGGTGGTAACGTTGAAAAAGGAGCACAGCGTATGTATGACACAATGAAAAAATTAGAATCGAGGGTTGGATAATGGCTGATGATGTTTTAAAAGACGAATACGATAAATACGTATTTGAGATGGAAGAGCAAGGAATAAAACCTATGTCTCTTGAAGAATTTAGAAGGCAAGCTGTAGCCGGGATGGCTACCGGTGGTAGAGTAGGATTTCAAGAAGGAACACAGAGAGTAGCTCCAGCTGAATTTATAGAAGCAGCTGGTAAAACGTATTTAGATGATCTAACAAAAGCAGCAGGTGGTATCAAGACTCTTGATATGTCTACTATATTAGGTCCACAATTTGTGGCACCACAAACAGCTATTCAAGCTGAAGCTGAAGCATTAAGAGGTGGACTTGGAAGTTTCCAACCTTTCTTAACAACAGCTGCAGCATCTTCAGGACCACAAGCTTACCAACAATTTATGTCACCGTATCAACAAGATATTATCGATACGACATTACAAGAGTTTGATGTTCAAGCTGCAAAAGGTATACCTGCATTAGCAGCTCAAGCTATTGGCGCTGGAGCATTTGGTGGTGGTAGAGAAGGTGTACAAAGAGCAGAGTACAGATCAGCATCAGATAGAAACAGAGCGGCATTACAAGCTCAGTTGTTACAACAAGGATTCCAACAAGCACAAAATTTAGCAGCTCAACAGTTTGCACAACAAACTAATTTAGCTCAGTTGTCTCCACAATTAACAGGTCAACAGATTGCTGGCCTATCAACATTAGGTGGTCAACAACAAGCACAACAACAAGCAACGTTAGCGGCTCAACAACAATTAGCTCAAAGACAAGCATTCCAACCTTTAGAGGCATCACAAGCTTTAGGTCAAGGTGTTACATCATTAATCGCAGGATACCCTGGAAGAAATATTGTAACAGAATCTACAGCAGCTTCACCAAGTCCATTAGCAACTGGATTAGGAGCAGCTTCAACATTGGCTGGTATTTACAGAGCGTTTCAACCTCAACAAACAATAATTAAAACACAATAATGAGTAAAATATTAAAAAGACCAATGTTTAGAAAAGGCGGACCAGCAATGTCTGGTATTATGTCTGGTATCAAACCTAGACAAAATTATGCATTAGGAGAGGACGTACAAGCTTACAGAGATGAGTTTACAGAAGCATACGGTAGTGTGCCTAGAGGT